CTTATGTAATTGTTTTAACTATTTTGAAAGAATACTAAATCAGCAAAGTAAATGGCAACATCAAGTAGCACAGATTTTGAGCCAAATGTAGCCGAATTTGTAGAGGAAGCATTTGAAAGATGTGGTCTAGAGCTTAGAACTGGTTATGATCTAAAAACTGCAAAAAGATCTATTAACTTAATGTTAGCTGAATGGGCCAATAGGGGTCTAAATCAATGGACTGTAGAACAAGCAACACAAACTGTTACTAAAGGAACAACAAGTTACACTTTAACTTCAAATATTATTGACATACTTGATTGTTCTATTAGAAGAACAAGTGGTGGAACAACTACTGACTTACAAATGTCTAGAATAGGCAGAAGTGAGTTTTTAAACATACCAAATAAAGCTTCTGAATCTAGGCCCTCTCAGTTCTTTTTTGAAAAATCTATTACTCCAGTATTAAATGTGTGGCCTGCTCCGGAAAATTCCACTGATATATTAGTTTTTAATAAACTTGTAAGAATGGATGATGCTGACAAAGCAACCAACACTATGGACATGCCTTTTAGATTTTATCCATGTTTTGCAGCTGGACTTGCATATTATATTGCAATTAAAAAAGCCCCAGATAGGGTTATTATGTTAAAACAAATGTATGAAGAAGAATTTGAAAGAGCCATGAGCCAAGACGAGGATAGAGCTTCTTTTAGAATCTCTCCATATAAACCAGGATTATAATCATGGCGTATGCAACTGGTAAATACGCATTAGCCATTTGTGATCGTTGTGGATTTAGATATAAACTTTCATCTTTGCAAAAAGAATGGAATGGTTTAAAAACATGTCAAGAATGTTTTGAGCCCAAACATCCACAATTAGATCCTTTACCACATGTTGTTGACCCTGAAGCTTTATACGAACCTAGACCAAGTAGTGATATTGGAGTTGGTGAGGGTTTTGTAGTTGTAACATACACAGATATTACAAAAGGAAACTCAATGGACCCAAACATTATTGGATCAAACTTTACTGTAGATAAAATGACAGCTTCTATTGGAGAGGTTACAATCACATTATGACATTAACTGAACTAAAAACACTCATACAAAATTATGTTGAAAATGATGAAACAACATTTGTTGCTACATTAAATGACATGATTTTAAATGCTGAAGAAAGAATTTTTGAATTAATCCAATTTGATTTTTTTAGAAAAAATGTAACAGGTAACCTAACAGCTGGTAATACCTACCTAACAACTCCATCAGATTTTTACCTAAGTTTTTCATTAGCTATTATTGATAGCGACAATGATTATCATTATTTAGATAAAAAACATCCTAGTTTTATGCGTGAATACTCTAATGACGTAGAAACAACCTCAGAAAGAGGTAGGCCTTTGCATTATGGAGATTTTGACAAAGAACTTTCTACAGGATCAGATAACGGCTCTACCCTAATAGTTTCTCCTGTCCCAGATGCTAGTTACAATGTTGAGCTTCATTATCTTTATAAACCAACAAGCCTAACATCAGCGACTACTGGGACTTGGATTTCTCAAAATGCTCGAAACGCTTTACTTTATGGTTGTTTAATAGAAGCATCTTCTTTTATGAAACTTCCTGTAGAAACCCAAACAATGTATGAAGCAAGGTTTGGTCAAGAAGTCTCTAGACTTAAAAATAGAGCAGAAGCAAGAGGAAGAAGAGATGAATACAGATATGATTCATTAAGAACAGAAGTTAGTTAAAATTTAAAAAGGAGAGAAAATGAAAAAGATCAAAAGTCTTAAAGGCAAAAGTATAGCTATCGTAGGACTTGGTAAAAGTTGGCACGATTTTAATTTAGCAAAATCACATGGCGCAAAATTTGATGAAATATGGGCAATTAATGCAGTAGGTTCTGTAATATTTCACGACAGAACATTTATGATGGATCCTGTCAGTAGGTTTTTAGATACCGATGATGCTGGGGGCCAAACAGACGGCATGACTGAAGTGTTAATGAATGATGATAAACCTATTTATACATGTAAGCTTGATGACAGATGCACAAATCTTGTTGAATTCCCACTTGACGAAATACTAAAAGAGTTTAATTGTTGCTACCTAAATAACACAGTAGCTTATGCCATTGCTTTTGCTTTATGGAATGAGGTTGGAACAATAAAAATGTTTGGTATAGATTTTAGTTACAGAGGAAACTTGCATTTTGCAGAATCTGGAAGAGCTTGTGTAGAATTTTGGTTATGTAAAGCGATGCATCTTGGTGTAGAAATTGAGGTAGCAAAATCAAGTGGGCTATTAGATACAGATGTTCCTGCTGAAGAAAAGCTATACGGGTATCATAGATTAGATGATCCATTGGTTTGTATGTCAGATGGAGAAGGAACAATGACCAGCATGAAAGCAAGCAAGGTTATGCCTAGATTGCAAGAAAATTTAGTTTTAGAACCTGTATTAATAGATAGAAACGATGGCCACCTTAAAACTCCAGAGCCAAAAAAATGGTAGATCAATTAACCCCTGGTGGAATGCCAGAATTAGGAATAGTAGAAGTTGCAACAACTAATTTTGGAGGACACCCACCTGAGTTTTGGGCCAAGCAACTAACTCAAAAAATTGTTAGTTATTCAGACGAAAGTGAGCAACATGTAAAAGATCAAGCAAGGGCTTATGAAGATTTAATTTATAAAGTTTGTTTGATATATATTAAAAATGCTATAAAATCTTATAAAGCATCTTTGATTCAAGAATTAGCTCAAGGAAATGCTGAAGACTTAGCAAAAATAATAAAAGGTATTTAAAATGGCAATTACATCAACATTAACAACCAGTTTTAAAAAAGAATTACTAGATGGTATTCACAATTTTAAAAACTCTGGTGGTGACACTTTTAAACTAGCTTTATATACAAGTTCAGCTACATTGGGAGCGGCTACTACAGCTTTTACTACTACAGGTCAATCATCTGGAACCAACTATACTACTGGAGGAGCAGCATTAACTAGAGTTGATCCTACTTCAAGTGGAACCACAGGTTTTACAGATTTTGCAGATCTAACTTTTGGCACAGCATCAGTTACAGCTAGAGGTTGTATGATTTATAATACTACAGCAGGAACAGCTACAAGTGGTACTGCTAATTCAGTTGCAACAATTGACTTTGGTGGAGATAAAACATCTACATCGGGTGACTTTACTATTGTATTCCCAGCGGCAGCAGCCAGCACAGCGATTATAAGAATCGCCTAGCCTTAAATGGCTAATATAACTGGTTGGGGTCGAGGCACGTGGGGCCAACTCACGTGGGGCGAGCCACTTCCAGTCACACTTACAGCTCCAGGAGCAGGAACATCTGCTTTAGGCACTGTTGCAGTTGATGCAGAAGCAAATGTAACACCTGCATCTCAAGTAGGAACAACAGGGGCCCCAACTGCTGGAGTTAATGCGCAAGCGATAGCTGTATTACCCACTTTACTTGGTAGTGTTGGTTCTGTATCTGTTTCTGTAGATGGCGAGGCTAATGTAACGCCTACAGGCCAAGCTGGCACATCTGCACTTGGAACTGCAACAACCGTTTCAAACAACAATTTATCTGTTACACTAAATGCTGCAACTGGATCTGTAGGAGCAATTACTACAGATGCAGAGGCAAACGCATATCCAACTGGACAAAGCGCTACAGGATCGGTAGGAACGGTTTTGATATGGTCACGTATTGATGAAAGCCAAACTCCAAACTATACTACTATAACAGACACTCAAACTCCCAATTGGGAGGAAGTTGCGTAAAAATAAGAGGTAAATAATGTCAAGCACATATGTAAATAATCTCAGACTAAATGAGATGGCCACAGGAGATGGTTCGGGTACTTGGGGTACAACAACCAATACAAATTTAGAATTAATCGGCGAAGCGTTAGGTTATGGTACTGAAGCTATAACATCAAACGCTGATACCCATACTACTACAGTAGCAGATGGAAGCTCTGATGCAGGTAGAGCAATGTACCTTAAATACACAGGTGCTTTAGATTCTGACTGTACTATAACGATTGGTCCAAACACCATGAAAAGAGTACAAATAATTGAAAATGCTACTACTGATTCAGGAAGTAGTGGGCCTTATAATATTATTATTTCTCAAGGCTCAGGCTCTAATGTAACTATTGCCAATGGCAAAGTAGCTGTTGTGATGTTAGATGGAGCAGGTAGTGGAGCAGCAGTTGTAGATGCTTTAACTGACTTACAAGTAACAGATACTTTATCTATAAATGGAACAACCTTAACTATAGGAGATGCTACTGCTGAAGATACTAAATTAGTTTTTGATGGTAATGCACAAGATTTCTACATAGGATTAGACGATAGTGCTGATGATTTGGTGATAGGTC